CTCCTCTACGGCCTTTCGTAGCATCATTACGCCATTGTGATCCCGTAACAGATACTTTGGTTTTGTATTTGGGAATCGAGTAGAGAGACCTGCAGCAGGTACAATTATTTCCATAGTCTTTGTATTTCTTTCAATATAAACTTTCGGTCATCGTCATTTTCTTTTGTGTGCTGATAAACTCTTAACAACATCAATATCAATAGATTGTCGTTTTCTGCACCAGAGAATCTAGATAAAATCTTTTCTTGTAAATTCTGTAACTTTACATCTAACATCAGTTTTGAATTGCGGAGAAACCATTTGCATTCTAAGTCCTGTCGTAACTTTGCAATATCAAAAATATACGAATCATATTCAATTGTGACTGCATCAATCATGTAGAAAGAATCATTTGAATGCAGAATATTTTCTAATGTGAGGTCCCCGTGATAGTTTGACGATGGTAGTCTTTTAGGTAATCTTGCAATCAGTTCATCTTTAGTAAACAACAAATCTTGGGCAGTATCAATGAACGCCAACTTACGATTATACACTTCAGAATAGTCTTTGACAATAGAGTTCTTGGCAAACTTGTTGAGATTTGATATGATAAAGTTTGCCAACAGTTCAATGTTGCCAGAAGTTAGATACGATTTCATGTCTAAGCCATGAATGTATTCCATATCTAATATATCATCATATTTCTGATAGATGATTGGTACAGGATATGAATCAGAATACAGATGACTCAATCTTTCAAAGTTTCTTTCGACATTTCCTTGTTTTCTTACAAAGATATTGTCTTCATTACGCATTAGAAAGATTTTACTACCAGAATGTCCCTTCAGTTCTTTTATTACTTTTTCTTCCATGCAGCCGTATCATCTCGTATCAGACTATGCCATGTGCCATTGTATTCCCCAGGCGGGAAAGGATTGTTCATATTCACATAAACAAGATTGTCACCATGCAAACCTGTTTCATGCAATTGTGCTTTCATCATATCTTCACCAATCATCTGAACACCTTGCTCATAAAAATGATTCATATTCAAATAGATTGACATTCGTTTGTTCATCACATCAGAACCACCAAATGCAAATTGATCATTGCCAAAGTCTCTCTCTGGCACCATGCGACAATTAGGAATATAGAGTTTTGTATTGTCGAGTTCATTGAATGGTATTACAACATTCAATGCATAATCGCTTCGTGATTTAATGACCCAATCATATACAGTTTTACTTATCAGTTCGTGTGTAGTTTTCAATTCACATGATTTGTAGATTGAATGCAACATGGCAACAGTAAATCGTGGCGGATGTCTCTCGGCATTAGGAGTATTTGTATATTGTTCATCAAAGTTGCCAACAAGAGGTTTCTCTATCATCATCGCAACAGGATTATACAATTTAGCATATTCTTCTAAACCATCAGACTCCCATGCATGAATAAACACATCAACATCATAGTGGTCTAAAAGATTGCGTTTGTGATACTCATAACCTTTTTCGAAACTGCGTGGTTGTCCAGAAAGACAAAGTGCTATTTTAGCCATCTATCATTCTCCAATGTCCAATGAACCACTTGTTTTATTCGTTCACTAAATGTAATCTTTGGTTCCCATCCTAACGATTTCAAATAATCACCACTCAAAGAGTATCGCAAGTCGTGACCTGGTCGTGATGAATGAAAGTCAATCATTTCATATTTCAATTCTTTGCCTTGTGCCTTTGCAATGAGTTTCGCAACAGTAAGATTATCTGTTTCTTCGGGACCCACAAGATTAAACTTTGGACATTTTGCACCGCCGTAATCAATTGCAAAAGGACCTTTGAGATTTAGAATGTGTAACAAGCCATCTGCAACATCTTTGGCATGAATATAATGTCTTGTGCCTGCTTCGGTCTTATCTTTGTTTGAATGAATGGTAATTGTTTCGCCATTCTTAATCTTGCGAACACAGAGTGGAATGTATTTCTCTGGATGTTGTCTTTCACCAAAAACATTCATTGTGTGAGTGATAATAATTGGCATACTGTAAGTGTTTTCAAATGCAACACACATTTCTTCTCCTGCAGCTTTAGATGCAGAGTATGGATTGGTTGCATTGTATCTGTCTCTCTCATCATAGTAAATGCCTTTGGGTGCAGGACCAAACACTTCATCGGTAGAAAAATACACAAATCTCTCTAAGTTTTTAAGTGTTCGAGCATAGTTCAGTAGATTGACTGTACCCACAACATTATCTTGCACAAACTCCATTGGATATTGAATCGACCTATCGACATGAGAACCTGCGGCCAAATGTAAAATGATATTCACATCACCAAGAAGACCAACAATTTGTGGGTTCAACTCTGCACGAAGGTCGTGATAAACAATTTGCACTCTCTTTTTTTCTTTTGGTAAAACTGTTTGAAGAATATCTGCAAGACGATTTAGATTACCTGAGAAGTCTAAACGGTCAAGTGATACGATATCCCAATTCGTTCTTTGTAGAAGTGTTTCAATTAAATGATGTGCAATGAAACCTGCGCCACCTGTTACCAATACTTTCTTAGCCATATTTTGCCTCAATCACATGTCTCCATGTGGGTACTCGGTCATACTGATGAACAATTGTAAAGGGTCTGCCCTCTGATGTAACTATTTTACCATTTTCTAATTTTGGTGATGGCTCTAATAATAAAGGACCAAAGTTGTCAATCTTTGATGGGTCAACAGTTGTGCCAAGTTGTGCCGCCCATGCATCTTCTGATTTTGCATATACACCAATTCTCTGAAACCAAGAATGATTAATCATAAAATTGAATGTTGACTGGTCACAAATAGGAATTGGTCGACCAATTGCCGCAGCAAAGATATTGATAAACAAATCTTTCATTGCATAACCACGACCAGCAAGAACGCCAACATTGAAGATTTCATTCTTCTTGTAGTGGTCATAGATATAGTTGCCGTAAGTTTCAAATAGATTCTGATTGCCCCATGGTTCATCCATGTAACGCATTGATTCAGAAGCAAAGATTAAATCTTTATCTTCGTGTAGATTCTGTTCAATATATTCAATGGGATTCTTTTGAAAGACAACATCCTTCACATCGGTAGTAACAATGTATCGATATTCTCTTGTTGAAAGAAAGGCATGCATGTGAATAAATCTTTCGACATGCACGGGAATAGATGATTGATGAACGAGATTGCCTTCGGCATCTCGATTGCCACCGACAATAAGGAAACCTGCTTCAGATACTTTTCGAATAGTTTCTTTGTCGCAGTTAAGAAGAACCAGGACTTTATCACCATCAAAGCCTGATTGATTGATTGAGTTAACCCAATACTTTAGTTTTGACCAATCATAGTTGGTACTTGTGCCAATAATCAAATCTTTCATTACAAACTCCAGTTGTTATGTATTACTTATGTATCAACCTCTAGTCAGGGTGAGTATCTTTTGCATTTGTGCCTCTAGTATCGGACCACGATTCGGCCAGTGAATATATGGTTGACTAGAAGTTTTATAAAGATTCGTTAAGAATGGCATGATAATCTTTTCTACTTGTGTCAATCTTGCTTTGTATTCTTCTACCGTTTCGTCTTTTTCTGCGATGACAGCTTCATATTCTGCCTCATCGACTGCCGTGAAACCAAAATCTTGATTTCCATACTCCGACATAATTTTATTGATATCAAATGCCATCATTTACTCCAATTTTTTGCAGCATTAAAGTTTGCTTGTGAGAATTCTAAACGGTCAACTAATTTAACTGCGTTACCTTTTAATCTATCTACTGCTACAAAACCTTCCGGGGCAGTAATTCTAAATCCATTGTCTGTTCGCACAAATGTACCAATTGAACGAATAGTTTCTAACTTGCGAACAATCATTAACTTTGCATCAACAAGAAGATTCTGCAAATCAAAAATCTGTTTTAGATTCATTGCAGAGCCACGAAAGAATCGCATGATTTCTGTTTTCTCGGCAATTCGTTTTTTCTTTGTATCTGCTTTCTTTGCATCGGCAATGTCTTTGTTTAACTTTGCTTCGACCCAACGAATCAATTCTAATGTGTGAGCTCTTGTGTCAGTAATCTTTTTACCTTCACGAACTTTTTGATTGTTGAATGTCTTAATGTAAGTCAGTATTGTATCACTTGCAGAGATACGATTCAATACTAAAGACGGTATAGTTTGAAATGTTCTACCTGCCGCAGAAAGAATTGTCGTAATTGCTTTTGTTTCTTGTTCGGTAAATGTCGCAGAACCAGATGCATCAGTAAAAGACGCATCACGAAACCAAATATCTTTTGTATGATTCAAATTACCAATGTCAATATTAAATGATGCCTTCATATCTTGCATTGTTTTGCCAGTGTATGATGTATGAAAGACCACACCAACATGTGCGGCCAACATCATCTGTGCAAGTTTAGAACTTGTCGGTACTGCATATACAATTGTGTTTGGTTGAAAAACAATGTATTCTTCACCATCAATTGTTTCTTTTTTCAAATCGCCTTTGGTAAACATCATATCACCTTGTAGAATGCCTCTGATGCCTAACTTTGGCAGATATCGTAGTGCGACTTTTAATTTTTTATTCAGACCTTCTGCCGAATGATTGCGGTCAATATCTTCTTCAGTATAGTTTAATTTTGGATTGACATTGAATACACCCTTAGTGCCCACAAAAAATTTACCATTCTCTGGATTGATACCTGCAAACACG